ATGCATATCTACGAGAGCTTGATTTGTTTTGCTGCCTGTCTGCTGCTAGTCGTGCTGAATAAAAGTATTGATGGTTTTTTGCTTGATTTGCTGATCGAAGGCGATTTGCATGAGCTGGTTCATGATGATCCTTTCAAGCTGGCGGCTAAGCGGCTGAAAAAGGCTAAACCGGTTTTGCTGCTAATTACTTTATGGCCGCAGTTTGGTTACAGTATTTTTTGGCTTGGCGGTGTCGGCGGCTTGTTTATGCTTGTTTATAAACAAGCGTATCTGGCGTTAAAGCGGGTGCAGAAGCAGCGGGTGAATCAGCTGAAGTTTCAGTTTCCAATCTGGCTGCGGCAGCTTCAGATTCTGATTCAGACCAATACTGTGGTGACCTCATTGATTCTCAGTACGCAGACAGCCCCTCAGCTGATTCAGGAGGATTTATCAATTCTGATTGCGGAAATTGAGGAAGACGCGATTCATCTGACGCCGTATATGAATTTTTTAAAGGCCTACCGATTATCAGAGATTGAGCGGGCGATGAAGCTTTTATACCGCTATAATACGGTGGGCAAGGAAGATGCTTACGTTCAGTTTAACCGCATGATTCAAACAACCACAAAGTGGCTGAGAAGTGAGCGCAGCAGCCGTGCCGAGAGTAAGCTGATGTTTTTTCAATGGTGGGGAATGCTGCCGCTGCTTGGCGTGACAGTGCTGTTTATGGCAATCATGTTTGAAATTATTATCAATTTATTTGGAGAGGGGGTGAAGCTGTGAAGGCCTTTTTCGAGGAATATGGACTAGCATTATCAATGTTGCAAATAATTTTTTCAGTCTTAGAGAAAAGGTTATAAATAAGCGTTATTTCAAATGTTTCATCATCTATTGTTACACTATCTAAAAATGTGTCTATCAGCATTTTTTTATATTTAAAGCTGTCATCCATATTTTTTATAAAATTATTGACGATTTTTTTTACTTCTTTTTTCGATATAACAGGTCTGTCAATAGTAATCAAATTTAATTCATGTTCTAACGATTTAACCCTGCAATCTAATTCATTTTTCTTATCGCAATACTTTTCTTGCGAAATGTTATCATCAATATAAAGCTCAACTAATCTGTCTAATTTTTTAGTACAGGATTTAATTTCTTTGTTTATGGCTTCGATTTTATCATCATTATTAATGTCAGTATTTAATAATTTGATACAATCGTTAATATACTGATCTAAAGATTCAGACTCAAAAAACTTTTCCTTAATAAAATCAATGACAATAGTTTCAAGCATGTCTGCGTTTATTATCTTGGCATCACATTTCTTTCTGTTATGTCTTGAGCATGTGTAGAATCTATATACATGGTCATTATAAGGCGCTGATGATGAGCCTATATAATTGGCCCCGCATTTCTTACATTTTGCATATCCAACTAGTAAATATTCATGCTTTTTACCGCCTTTAGGTTTATTCATTGTTCTTCTCCTTTTTGCTGCTTCCCAAATTTCAGCATCTATTATAACTGGGTAAGTTTCTTCTTGTTTCCAATCTTTATTTTTAATAACTTTTTGTCTTCTACCATTTTTAATAACTTTTGTTTTACCATGAAAGTATGTGCCTTTATATTTTTCATTTTTTAACAGCTTGCCTATTGTGTCAGCAGTCCATATGTTTCCACGTTTAGTTTTTAGTCCACGTTCGTTAAGTTTGTTTGCTATCGTTACATAACCATTATTTTCAAGATAAAGAGAATATATTTCACGTACAATTGCTGCTTCATTCTCATCAATTTCAACAAAATGTGTCTCATTATTTACATTTACCTTATACCCATAAGGTAAAAAACCGCCATTATATATACCTTTTTCGACATTACGATACATTCCTTTTTTTACTTCTCGTGAAAGATTTTTGCTATAGTATTCACTCATTCCTTCTAGCACTGACAACAGAATTATATCTTCTGGTGAATCATCATTAACTCGTTCTAGCACTGATAATAGTTTAACACCGTGGTCAGCCAGTCTTTTACGCACAATGACACTGTCATATCGATTACGTGCGAAGCGATCTAGCTTATGCACAATTACATAATCTACACCGCCTTTATCGGCATCATCAAGCATATTTTGAAACTGCTCGCGATTATCATTAGTACCTGACAATCCTCTATCAGCATAAAAAGCTATCAAGCTTATATTGTTTTGTTTACAAAAATTGCGAATAGCAATTTCTTGCGCTTCGATTGATTCTTCACGCTGCCGATCAGTGCTGAACCTACCATATCCATACGCTGTTTTCATACATAAACCTCCGCACTGGAATTAAATACCAGTTTAAAATTACCAATATTTGCCTTACAATATAATCGTGATCACACACCCAACAAATTTCATAATAACCGCCATATATAGGGAGGATATTATGGAAGCAGAAGTGAATTATATTGTATCTTGCAAGAATCAGATTATTGTATATCTCGATATTCAAAAGGTAATCGTTTATACAGATAGAACGATTAATGGCGAATTAAAAAGATATATTCAAAGTAGACTGCCCGGCATAACTTTAATCGAGAAGCACTAAGCTTCTCTTTTTTGTTAGAATAAAGAACGTCTTATTTCAACTACTCTACCAATAATACGCACCGGTTTAGTTTCAATTTCTTCAGCTGAATAATACAGTGGTATGAACTCAGGATTTTGACCTACTAACATTATGCCGCCGTCTCTTATAACCACTTTTTTGCAAGTAGCTTCGTCGCCGTTTACCATAACTATACCTATTTGACCTGATTCAATGGTATCCTGTTTTCTGACTATTACGACATCATCTTCCATAATCATGGGATACATGGAGCTTCCTTTTATTTTTAGCCCGAAGTATTCACCTTTTTTTGCTGTATCTTCGTCAATTTCCTCATAATCTATAACGTCTTCGATAGCTTCTAAAGGTATTCCAGCAGGCACAGAGCCTAAAACTGGTACTTTAGTTGCTTTTTTTCTTATTACATCAAGTACAGCAGCTTTTGCTGCTTTTCTTGTAGTTGTTGTTCCCAATAAATAATCTAAATCAACATCAAAATAATCTGCAATCTTTTGTAATTTTTCGTTTTTTGGGGTGTATATTCCTTGTTTCCATGATGTTAAAGTGGCAGTTGATACACCTGTATCTTTAGATACTTTGTATGCCGTTAATCCTTTTTCATTTAATAATTTCTCAAATATTTCATACATGCTGATCAGCTCCTTGCACATTTAAAATATTTCAGATATCTTTGCTTTTGCTGTTGACTAACTTAGAAAACTATGCTATTCTGTATATAGCTTAGAAAGCTAAGTCAATAATAAAGATTTCTGAAACACTTATTTACCTATATATAGTATATAAGAAATCTTAACTATTGTCAAATGAAAGGAGGGATTTTGTGAGCTATGCAAACTTCGAAAAATTATTAGCAGAGAATAACGTGACAGCTTATCGAGTGGCAAAAGACACAGGAATATCTACAGCAACTTTGTCTCAATGGAAGCACAACCAGTCAAAGCCTAAACTAGATAAATTGAAGATTCTTGCTGATTATTTCAAAGTTCAGATTGATTATTTTTTAGAATAAGGAGGTAAGCGCATGAAAGAACAAAGAAAGGCAATTTGTAAAATTGGTACTAAGTCAAGAGACATCGAACCATTTATTCGCTTTCTGGCTGATTTAGTCTTAGAACAAATGAAAAGAGATACTGCCGCCGACCAAAGCACAGTATCTCACAACGATAATTCGCAAAAATTATCAACTTAAGTATATCAATTGATGTTTTAAAAAGCAAGGAGGCAAAATGATAACAATAGAAAGTTTGATTTGTAGTGCAATAATATCTTATTTAATTTGTACAACAATCTGTAAGTATTATCTTACTAAGCTTAACAACGATTGGATAAAAGGATTAGATGAATTGAAACTGTTTACTATCGAACAATTCGAAAGTATCAAAAAATCATAAGCATATTTTCACAAAATCGTTTCCTAAAGGAGTTAGTTCAACAACACCGCTTTTTGCAGTAAAGCCTGTAAATTGATTTCCTATCAATTGATTTAATTCTTTGAAATTCTCTTTCATATCTTCAAAGAATGGGTCATTTTTAACAAAATCCAAATATGGATCATTTATCAAATATCTTATATAGTCAGTTGAGATAATTCCTAAGCGAACTAAATTTGTAATTGAACTGCAATAGCATTCTCTTTCTGAATAATCGTGATTAATAAAAAAAACATTCTTTAAGAAGGATGATGTACCACCTTTAGCGGTAGCTACATAGTCATAAATTGATTGCTTACTTTTATACCGAAATGTTTTTAAAACTTTGGCATCCTTCGCATCTAGTTGTTTTATTATTTCGGTAAAAGACGGATGAATGTAATTGCTTTTAGAGCTATCACAAGCTGATGCTAACAGTTTAGCAAACATTTCGCGGAAATGAGATTCTTCAAAATAAAATTTAGATGATTCTAATGCAGGCCCTACAATTGACATTTTAGGTTCTTGGATATTTTCTTCTTTAATTGAACTCATATTCTTCTGAATTTGCTCTTTATAAAGCAGTAGATTGTATTCTTGCTCTATTGATTTCTTTTTATACCAAGTATTTATGCCTATAAATGTGCCATCCCACAGATTACTTAGTGTTGATCCGATTGATGAGGCTAGTGGTTTAAAAGCTTCATTAACAATCTGTGGAAATTCGAATTTGATTACTTTGTTTTGACTATCAGTCACGAAAATCACCTCAAAGTGATTTTAACATAAATGTCTTAAAAGGCAAGGAGAGGAATGAAATGAGAGATAAATCAAAAAAAATCTATGGCAAATACATAGAATCTAAGTTAGCGCTTATCATTTCAATAATTACATTATCAATTGTATTGACTAAAGATTTTCTGTTTTAAAAGAATTGAGCTAAGTAATTGTCATGAAAGCTTATGAAATTTTTATTATGAATCCTTAAGGCAAGGAGGAAAGGAATACTATGGAACAGTTAAATACTGAAAAAATATTAAAAGACATGGAGGCCATTAAACGCACACTATCTTTAATGGCTAAACGCGTGGATTCGATTACACTGGATCGCGCTGTTGATAAACTAAATGATGCGATTGAGCTTGTAAGCATCTACACAGAGGATAAGGATAATGATTGAGTTTAAACGTAAACCAATCGTCAAGAATTGGATTATTTTTGGGCTTGCTATCTATTCATTAGGCACTACCGTGATAGTCGCATCTTGTAACCAAACTATTGAAACGCAGACATCACAAATCAGTTACTTACATAATCAGAATATGCAGCTGGCGCAGGAGCTCGATCAGCTGAAGCATGCTGGGGAAATAATCGTGCCAGCAGATCAGCCTGCGTTTGCAGAGCCACAGAAACGGCTTGTGTCGCTCGGCATGTTTGAAGTGACCGCTTATTGCCATTGCTCAATCTGCTGCGGCAGAGAGGGGCAACCAACAGCCTCAGGCACATGGCCGGAAGCAGGGCGCACGATAGGGGTTGATCCTGAGTTGCTGCCTTATGGCACCGAAGTTATCATTAACGGACATACATACATTGCCGAGGATACCGGCGGCGCTATGCAAGGTAATCACATTGACATTTTTATGGACAGCCACGAGGAAGCAATGCAATTTGGTAGACAAGAGCAAGAGGTGTTTGTCTATGCCGACTAAAAAAAAGATTTTTTATAACCCAAGTGAACAGGCAATAATCAGCGCTTTGGGATATGGTAAACAAAATGCGGTAAGCCGTAATAAATTAGCTATCTTAACTAATAAATCAGATAGAGCGATGCGAACCACTATTGAAAAATTACGGACTGAAAAAGGTCTTGTCATCGCTTCACTTCCAAACAAAAAAGGGTATTATTTTGCAGCCACTTATGAAGAGCTAGAAGCATATAGAAATCTTTGCTTAAGTCGTGAAAGAGCCGAGAAAAAGAAGCGTGTAGCAGCTGAAAAAGAGATGCGAAAATGGAAATCACAACAGCTTTTTGACTTCTCAGGAGATTGCCATGAATAAATTTAAAGATCAATGTGAGTGCTGCGGTAAATACAAAAAGTGTTCAGGAATTGACCGAAAACTCTTGTGCGATGACTGCAAGGCAATCTATATCCATAGCAACACTAAAGATAATGAAAAAATCATTATTGATAAATTCACTGGAAACAAATATGAACAGTCGTCTTTATTTGGTATTGGAGGACTGCTTAATGAATGATGTGAAATGGATTAAGCTTACCATCAATGTTTTCGACGATGAAAAAATCAAATTTATAGAAACTATGCCTAATGGTGATACGCTCATTGTGATTTGGTTTAAGCTGCTTTGCTTGGCTGGTAAATGCAATTCTAGCGGGTACATCATGATGACAGATAAGATTGCATATACAGATGAGATGCTATCTAGCATCTTTAACCGGGATATCAAAGTTATTCAGCTTGCGTTAAGTACCTTCAAAATGTTGGAAATGATCGAAATTGTCGAAAATAAATATTTTGTATCAAACTGGAACAAGCATCAGTCACTTGACAAGCTCGAAGCCAAAAAAGCATATGATCGTGAGTATCAAAAAAAGATGCGTGAAGCAAAAAAATTAGAATTAGATAATCGTACGACTGTCGTACGACGGTCAAACGACAATCGTTCACTAGAATTAGATATAGATATAGATATAGAAAATAATAAAGAAGAAGAACCGCGTGCGCGCGTGAGTGATTTATTTGATTTGTATGAAGCAGAAATGCAACGGCCAATTACGCAGAAGGAATTTCAGCTATTGTCAGATTGGCAGCAGGAGTTTCCAAGTGATGTCTTGGAGCTGGCAATGACAGAAGCCGTTAAAAGTAATGCGCGTAATTTTAGATACATTGAAGCTATACTGAATAATTGGAGACAAGCAGGAGTCAAAACACATGCCGATGCCTTGACTAAAATTGCCGAATTTGAAACTGCTAAAAAGCCAAAGCCAAAAAAGAAACAGGCGCATGATGTGCCTCTTCCTGATTGGTATGTTAAGCAAAAACAAGGAATAGAAAGCGACGATGAAGAAAAAGAATTAACGCCCGAAGAAGTTGAAAAGCTTAAGGATGAATTAAGGGATATGTGGAGCAAAGGAGCGTGAGAATGATGCTGATGCGTAAAGAGACAAGGGCTGCCATTATAACAATAGAGTTTGGCGATTTTTATTCAATGGTTCGCAAAGAGCAAAAATCGAAGCGTACCGGCAAAGTGAATTTAACGACCGCATCACTTAGTGCTTATGCTCAAAGTTCAACAGGATATCGGCACCAATTGGAGCTGCAAGGTTTTGAGGTGATTGGACATTGAACCAGCTTGATATATTCGGTCAATTATACCAGCCATTCAAGTTCGCTAAAAAAGTTCGATTGATTGAATTGTTCGCTGGTGTTGGCAGCCAGGCAATGGCACTTAGGGATTTAGGTGTTGACTTCGACTATCACCTGATGTCTGAATGGAACTATCATGCGATTTTATCATATAAAAATATTCATTTTGCAAATGACAATAAAGACTATTCATCATGTTTATCTACCGATGCGATATGTAAAAAACTATACAACATGGGTATATCAGCTGACGGCAAAAAAGCAATGAGCCGATCACAAATTATGCGCTTAAATTCAAAAATGAGAGACATATATAATGCGATAATATCTATTTCTTGTCATCCAAATATATGCACGCTAACAAGCAATCACTTGAATATCAAAGACAAAGAACATTATCAGTATGTACTGTCTTATTCGTACCCTTGTCAAAGCGTGAGTAAAGCTGGAAAACAAGAAGGAATGAGAAAAGGCAGCGGCACTCAATCTAGTTTACTGTGGGAAGTGGAACGAATAATTGGCGAATGCTATCGTGATAAGTGTTTGCCAGACGTACTGCTGATGGAGAATGTGCCTGAGGTTATCGGAACTAAAAACATAAAAGACTTTATGCAATGGCAAGCGGCACTGGAAGCATGTGGGTACCAAAACTACATAAAGATCATTAATGCAAAGGATCAAGGTATACCGCAAAATCGTGAGCGTTGCTTTATGGTTTCAATTCTTGGAGATTATAGTTATGAATTTCCTCAGAGTGTGCCGCTTAAATTAAGATTAAGAGATATGTTGGAGTTAGAAGTCGATGAGAAATATTACTTATCTGAAAAGATGGTTAATTTTTTTGCTAAACATAACGAAGAACACAAGAAACGAGGAAATGGATTTATTTGGCAACCTCGAAAACTTGACGGAGTTGCTTCAACAATAAGGGCAAATTCTTCATTAGCCGCTACGGATAATACAGTAATTCAAATTGGAAATTGCATGCCTTCAGCAACTAGGGACAACCCCAATCAAGGAAGAGTTTACGATCAAGAAGGAATTAGTCCTGCACTTGGATGTATGCAAGGTGGTAATCGTCAGCCGATGGTGTTAACAAGGGGTGCGCTAATTATCCCTGAAGCAACTAAAAGAGGTTATGCTGAAGCCCATGAAGGTGACAGTATCAATCTTGAGCAGCCTAACAGTAAAACAAGAAGAGGAAGAGTAGGTAAAGGCGTAGCACAGACATTGACTACATCATGCAATCAAGCAGTAATTGAGCCTATCATTTGTGCTAGTCGTGGGAGAAATCCTAACAATCCAAAGTCAAGAGTGCCCGACGAGCCTACCGAGCAAATGCTTGAGGTTAATCAAAGCGGATGCAGCAATACGCTGACCACAGTACAGAAGGATAACTATGTATTAGAGACTACTCAACGGATACGCAAGCTGACGCCGCTTGAGTGTTGGAGATTAATGGGGTTTAGTGATGATGACTTCTTTCGGGCCGCTAAGGTTAATAGCAATAGTCAGCTTTATAAACAAGCGGGAAACAGTATCGTTAAACAAGTTTTAATGGCTATATTTAAACAAATGATGTAACGTAGCTGAAGTTGTACTAAGAAGATAAAAAAATGATACGAAAAATAATTATAAAAATGAATGATAAAAGTGATATTGATGTGTATTCTAAAGATAAATTTTCGGCCTATGAATCAATGTGTCTAGCTGCTACGTTTGTAATCAATGCTGCAAAAATAGAAAACGTTGAAGTTGATGAAATGCAAAAAATAATGAGTGACTATTTAAAAATTATCAATGCAGGGTTAAAGCAATGATCAATCGTGTTGTATTAGTGGGCCGTATTACTAAAGATCCAGAATTAAGAAAGACTCAATCAGGACTTTCAACCATAGCATTTCTACTAGCTTGCAATCGCAGGGTATCTAAAGATAGTCATCCGCAAGCTGATTTCATCAACTGTGTCGCATGGCGGCAGACGGCTGACTATATGGCTAACTATGTGAAAAAAGGTGCATTGTTGGGTGTTGAAGGAAGAATACAGACCCGAAATTATCAAGATAGAGATGGTAAAAAGGTATATGTCACCGAGATTATCTGTGATAGTGTGCAGACGCTTGCTAGAGCCACAGAAAAAAGCGCTGGCGCCAGTTATGGTACAGCACAAACAAATACCTATCAAGCGCCAACAAGTGAGCAATACGCCGATTATGACGGTGTACCATTAGATATATCGCCTGACGATTTACCATTTTAGAGGAGGAACAAATGAAAAGAAATCTAATTGTTTTATTAATTTTAAGTTTATTGAGCGGATGTGCGAGTGATGCATCTGTTGTAACTGAGAATATAAAAAAAGATGCAGAGCAATTCAAAGTTATTAGGAGAATTATTTTTATAAATAACATTACAGGTGAATATCTCTTTCAAGCCGAAGGGAATTGCTCAGTAGAAACAAATAACGCAGCATCACGCTTAGAATTGACTTGTAAAGTGGGCGAAGATAAATACAAAGTTCATTACTATGGTTTGTCAGATAACACAAGCTATATCGTTGAGCAAATGGATTGGCAAGAAGTGAACAAGTATAGATATGAAATCATTTTTAAACCGGAAAGCATAATTCCAATTGAATTTGATGTTGAATAAATATGTATTTAAATAAAGGCAGGTGAATATGAAAAAGCAAGATTTTGAAAATGGTATTGCTGAATTTTTGTTGGACCAGAAGTACAGTGAGAAATCAGCAAACACACTTAAAAAGTATGAGCATGGTGTGCGCCGGTTTGTTGATGCAATACCTGCAGATTGCGAGATTACTAAAGAACACACATTGGCATACAAGGAAACGTTGCTAAACAGCGGATACAAGCCGTCAACAATCAGCTCATATATCATCGTTATGAATAAGTATCTAAAGTGGCTTGGCGTGCCCGATTTGCGCGTCAAGCAGCTTAAGGTACAACGTAAAAGCAGTTTATCTGATGTATTAACGCCGGACGAATATAAGCGCCTTTTGCGTAAAGCAAGAGCCTATGGTCAGCAGGATACTTATTTAATTATGAAAGTGCTGGCAAATACAGGTATCCGCATTGGAGAACTAAAGTATTTCACTGTTGAAAATCTTAAATGTAATTACCTTCAGATTGACAACAAGGGTAAAATTCGTACTGTACCGATCCGCCAAGACTTAGCGCGGGAGCTGCGTAAATACTGTCGTGATAAAAAAATCAGAGCCGGCACTATCTTTCCCGGAAAGCATAAAGGCAAACAGCTGACAGTGTCAACGATTTGGCGCAGACTGCAAAAGCTGGCTAGTGAGTTGAAGATAAAGAAAAGCAAGATCCATCCACACAGCTTCAGACACTTATTTGCCAAGCAGTTTTTAAAAGAAAACACTAATGGGCTCGCTGAGTTGGCAGACATCTTAGGGCATGAGTCGCTGGAGACTACGAGAATCTATTTGGTATCGACAGATGCCGAGAAAAAGAAGAAGTTGGAGGGCTTGAAATACTGAAAAAAACAACCTTGTTTTTGTAAAAAGTATTAAGCATTGAAAAAGTACAGATAAGCCCTAAATCATGGGGTGAAAGTTAAAAATTGATGATGCAATATAATTATGAGGTTATTTTGCATGCTGTCTGGGTTTGAAAATGTGTCAAAATTAGCAGTTATGTCACATTGATCAATAGCACTGTAAAGTGCAGAAAGGTAAATAGATTATGGCAGGTTATGGCATTGATACAATAAAGAGATGGTTCAAGAACCATGTAGCAGAATTAAAAATTCTAAATGATGAAACGCAAGTGCTGATATGGAAGCAACCGGATACTAGAGTGTATGAGATCGATTTCGTGTTTTTCAAAAATATGGTCTATATCACAGGTGATATGAGAGACGCAGTATTCAATACAACATGGCATACATCATGGAATTGCAACAAAGGATGGCGCATTGATCTTAGTTATTTTGCAAGTAAATTATCATGTGCTACATACGGAAAATACGCATGGGATTCAAGGAAGGCAGTTGAGTATCTAGTAGAAGAATATAGGGATTGTTTTGACGGTGACGATTATGAATACCTCGATGCAATTGCATACATTGCAGATCAATATATAGAAGATGAGTATGATTTAGAGGTAATTGAAATTCCATACAAAGAGAGCTTCAATGATGAACGATCATTATTACAGATGTGCTTAACAATCAATTATGCACTCACATCTTCATCAACAGAAGAATTTGAAAATAGTCTTAAATCATGTTCCGATTTCGAAGACTTCAATGATTTCTGGGAGTGGGGCTATTGCTGCGGTAAGGTTATAAATCCTGATATTGAGGTTTATTTGGTAGCTTTACAAATGGCATATGATCAACTATCTAGTAAAGTGAGGCAAAATTTATGAAATATAAAATAGGTGATAAAGTGAAGCTTGCAAACAATTCTGAAGTTAATCAAGAATGGCGAAGTACAAATGTAACGATTACAGATGTATACAAATCAATTTGCGATTCAAGCGAATGTGGACACTACTTAATCAAAGAAGATGGAGGCGTTCGTTTGTGGGGTGATAATGACATTGAAGGTCTTGTTTTAAGTGATGAAGAAGTATCACATCCAACACATTATCAAGGCGCTATTGAGCCGATTGAGTTAATCGAGGCTCAAGGATTGTCTTTCAGCCGCGGCAACGTGGTTAAGTATGTTTGCCGTGCGGGCAGAAAAGGCAGCGAACTTGAAGATTTGCGTAAAGCCGAGTTTTACTTAAAGCGTGAAATTGATTGCTTGGAAAGAGGAAAAGTAAATGATTGATTTTCTGAAAAGATTAATGGTTGATTTTAAAGAATCATATATTAATTGTAATTTTGAGTTGATTTTAATACCTAAAACGAATACTTACTTTAGCTTAATGAATTGTAAAAATGAACTTGATATAAAGTGTAAATTGCTAGAATGGTGTTCAAGGACAATTAGCAAAGGGCAACCGTATCAATTGGAAAGGAAAAACATTGAATATCGAAAAGAAAACTTAAAACGCTTTAATCAAGTGTTAGGTACATCTTTTAATGAGGATGAAATTGATCTCATTTATTGTGAACTAGGTAATGCCATCAATCATCAATTAACAATAAAATTTGTTGAAAGCGGATATGATTTATCATTGCTTATTAATGATTATTCTGTATTTCAGTTAAGCTTAAATCCGATTAAGTGGCAACGTGATATTGCAATCGCACAGCTTAAAGACTTAGGCTATGCTTTCGGACAAAAAAAAACAATCCACCGCTAGAGTTTGAGGAGGATGATGATGACTAAACAAGGTGACTATGTTAACGGCCACATAGTTAAAAAGGTTGAAATGGAGACTGATATGAAACGTAAGTGCAGTATGTGCGGAGAATACAAAGATACTTCGCAGTTTAGATACATGAACACGTTGAAGCGATTCAATTGTTATTGTAAAGACTGTGAGAAATGGTATATGAAGCAGTATAGTCGAATTCGATATGAACGAGAAAAAGCGAGGCGATTAGCAAATGCTAAGAATTAAACAAGGTGATTATGTTAATGGTAGATTGGTTGAGGACGTAGCGATGATTAGTCAAGAGAAACATTATCTAGTTACATACTTTTGCACTAAGCATAACAAACCGCAGATCATATGGCTGCCAGAACATAAGGTTATGACTCATGTATCAGCCTAGGTGTTTAAGGGAGTTAACAAAAATGTTGACAGAAAAAGACAAAATCGAACAATTTAAACGTGATTTGCGTAGCTACACGTATCATCAAAAAAAGGCAATGGAGATTGATGAGAAACTAGAGGAGCTGGAAGTGAAGCTACTCGGCGTTTCTTCACCTTCAGCAAAAGAAATTGTTTTAGAAAACAGCGGCAATCCATATGGTGATAATAAAGTACAACTCATGATGGAAGAAGAAGAATTAGAAAAAGAAATAAATCATCATTTGAATGAAATTATTAAGGTAGATACAATATTATCGAAAGCAAAGGAATCTGACAGAAATATGCTTATCGACGTTTATGTGAAACATTTAAGACATGTAAATGTAGCTGATAAATATGGTTATACAAGGATAGCAATGTATAAAAGAATTGATAAGATATTGAGAAAATTATTGTAATTGGATACATTGTAACCAAAAAAACGTGTTAATATGGTAATGTAGATTTAAAGGAAAGAGCCGTAATTGTATTACGTCTCTTTTTTTGTTATACCGGCAACCCCGGCGAAAGGTAAAACAACTATGATAGATAAAAATTTTGTTGAAGAAGTAAGGGCACGCACAGGCGAACCAGTCTCAATGATATGGAGTACGGTCAGTATGATCTATAACATGTCAGCAAAGACTTGCTACGGAATTGACTTTATTTATAGCGAGATATTGGCAATGCTTGATGATCGTGTTTGCTGGTCATCAAGACAAGCCGCTAAGCTGCTGCTATCGGATAATGGATAAAGATGTACCTTGCTATAAATGCGATCATAGGCACATTGGCTGTCATGGACAATGCCGGCAATACAAGATGTATCACGCTGAAAGATTGAAGATATTAAAGCAGCAGCAAAATCAGGCAGCAGCGGATCACGAGGTATCGAGCAATTGGTGCTATGACAGCAGGAGCAGAAGGATATCTTAATGGCTCAACAATTTGCTAAACGATTTTATAAAAGTAAACGCTGGCAACGTGTTCGTGACTATGTGTATAGCCGTGATAACGGACTATGCCAAGACTGTTTAAAAGCCGGAAGGATAACGCCGGGACTAGAGGTGCATCACTTAATTACATTGACTGCATCTAACATTGATGATGCGGACATCGCATTGAATCCGGATAAGCTAATCACTCTGTGCTATGAGTGCCACAAAAAAAGACACTGGCATGATAGGAGCGCGTTAACTGCCGGCTACAAGTTCGATGCTGACGGTAACATTATAGAGGATACTCCCCCCATTAACAGCTAGTGGGGGTACTTTATGGAGACCGTAGAGAGGACGACTGTGTAACCGCAACTGAATATGTGAAAGGGGGTGTCAAAATGCAAAGCATCGGAGAACCTGCATTAGATGATATAATCAAACTTAAAGAAAAAAAGATTAAAGCAGAGATGCGGGAATTTAATAAGATTATCAAAGATTTACCTGAAGAAAAGACGATTTTATGCAAAGGATTGATTGAAAACACATGCTTTATGAAAGTTGAACTTGAATATTTAAAATCTAAAATATTGCTGAAAGGTTATTCTGAAGGATATAGGAATGGCGACAATCAGTATGGAAATAAGCAAACTCCGGAAAGTCAGATGTACAGCACGATGATTAAAAATTACAATGCAGCCATCAAGACACTGTCATGCATCTTGGGTTTTGATGAAAAAACATTAAAGGTACGGTCGCCAACAGAAACAGGGGAGTTCAATGGCTTTTTGGCATATGCAGAGGCAGTCAAGAATAAGCAATGAATTATGTAGAAGAATATCGCAATAAGATCACAGAAGGAACGATCATTGTACCTAAAAAAATTAAGCGAATGCTTGATATTTTAGAAAAGCAGGAACATGACGAAAACTTCCCCTATTATTTTGATCCTGATGTTGGTGAACTGCCTATCTTATTTATCGAATATTACTGTAAGACTGCCGTTGGTAAATTAGGCGGAGATTTAAAACTTGAATTATTTCAAAAGGTTGCCATCCAGCTTACTTTTGGCTGGCTGAATAAAGAGACTAAGTTCAGAAGATTTAGACAGCTTTTTTTAATGGTTGCGAGAAAAAACGGTAAAACGACATTATTGGCTGCAATAGCGCTCTACATGCTGATTGCTGATGGAGAAGGCAGTGCAGAGATATTCTCGGTAGCAACAAAAAAAGATCAAGCAAAATTAGCCTTTAATGCATCATGCAAAATGTTGACAATGATGAAAAAAAAGTTTCCTGAGTTTCGCAAACTTGTTAAAAAGAGGAAAACGGATCTATATGTTGAATCTACTTTTTCATCATTCATGCCATTATCAAGCGACAGTGATACACTCGATGGACTCAACTCGCATCTAGTAATCATTGATGAACTTCACGCAATAAAAAAGCGTGCGCTTTACGAAGTCATGTACGAATCGCTGGCAGCACGGGATCAACCACTGTTGGTTATGATCACCACAAACGGAACTCAGCGTGAGAATATATTCGACCAAATCTATGATTATGCTTCAAATGTAGTTGCTGAAACATTTGAAGATTATGAGTTTTTAGCTTTGATTTACGAACTTGACGACATAAGCGAATGGAAGATACCAGAGTGTTGGATGAAAGCCAATCCAGGATTAGGTACAATTAAAAAATTATCCTATCTAAAGAGCAAAGTCAGAAGTGCAATGAATGATCCAAATAACCTACCGGGTGTTTTGGTAAAAGAATTTGATATGAAGGCAAATTCATCGGATAGCTGGCTGTCGATGGAAACGGTCATGTGTGACAAAACGTTCAGTTTAGAAAATTTAGACTGCTATGCTTTTGGCGGTGTCGATTTATCAGCTACAACTGACTTAACGTGTGCAACTGTCTTATTCAAAACATCGGAAAATAGTGATATACATGTTATTCAGCAATATTTCATTCCGAAAGATGTAGCAGAGCTAAACGAAGAACGCGATCGTGTGCCATACAGGATATGGCATGATAAAGGATGGGTCACGTTCACCGAAGGCAGTCGCGTTAATTTTTCTGAAATTACTGACTGGTTTAAAAAGATGCGGGATGAATATAACTTTACTTTTTACAGCATCGGCTATGATCCGTGGTGTGCCACATACTTTGTTGAAGAAATGACAAGAGAAGGTTTTCCGATGAGTAAAGTAATTCAAGGTCCGATTACAATGTCTCAGCCAATGAAAGATTTAAAAGCTGACTTGATGGATAAGAAAATCAATTACAACCAGAATCCTGTTTTGAAATGGTGTTTGTTGAACACGAAAATTGAAGAAGATAAAAACGATAACATCAGACCGGTAAAAAAGGCAAAAATACAGCGCATTGATGGCGCTGTTAGTTTGATCAACGCTTATGTAGTCTATACCAGAGATATGAATAACTATAACGCATCAATATAGGAAGGAGGTGAATCAATGGGTTTATTAGATAGATTTTTCAAATATAAAGCGCCCAATGTTTTTTATTACGAAACTCCGACACTTTACTTGAATAACTCATCATTGTATGACTTGGACTTAACACGTGCAATCATCAATAGCTTTGCGACACATATATCAAAACTAAATGCAGTGGTCAAAGGATCAAGTGCGAAAAATGCCAAACTGGATTATTTGCTGAATATGAAAGCAAATGATTATATGACTGGATCGCAATTCTTGTATAAATTGGCTACCTACTATGCGGCAGAAAACAACGCTTACATCGTGCCTTTGCTTGATAGATATGAGAATCTGATCGGTATATATCCAATCGGCACAAGTAATTCAGAGATCGTTGAAAGTGATGGTGTCAAGTACCTTAGATTTCGTATGGAGTATGACAAGACCTACGCGATTGAACTATCAAAGGTAGGACATTTAAAAAATCACTATTACAATTATGAGTTAAAGGGTTCTGATAACTCACCGTTGGATGATGTGCTTCAATCGCTGAAATATCAGCAAACGCGGCTTAAAAATGGAGTCAAGAACGGTAATGGTGTGCGAATGATTGCTAAAACCACGACGCCAAAAAAGGAAAAAGCACTTAAAGAATTGAGAGAGCAATTTGTAAAAGATAACTTCGAGGATAATCCAGGAGGGATGATCATCGTTGATAATACCTACGAATCTGTAACGCCGGTAGACAATAAGCCTTTTTTGATTAACGATTCTCAAATCGGATATATCAAAAATACACTTTATGTTTATTTTGGAACAAATGAACATATCCTGATGAATCAGTATACAGAAGATGAATGGAATGCTTACTACGAAAGTAAAATAGAGCCATTCGCAATACAGATTTCTCAAGTGATGTCAGCGATGTTTTATTCTGAAAAAGAAATTTCATACAACAATGAAATCGTATTTGAATCGAACAAGATGCAATATTTATCTAATCAAAGCAAGCTTAACACAGTGACGCAGCTCTTTGATAGAGGCTTTATCACACATGATGACGGATGTGACATATTTAATCTGGCTCACACAGGAGCGGGTGATGGTGATAAATATTATATCCGCCGTGAATATGTTGATGTGGAAAAACTTGATAAAGTAGAATTGACCGGCGATGACATGCTGAAAGGAGGTGGAAAGAGTGAAAAGAAATCTTGATTTTGAGATTAGAAGCAAGTCAGGAGGAGAAGGCGAGACATGTATAGTTGAAGGTTATGCTGCCAAGTTTAACACTGAGACAGTGCTGTTTGAATACAATTCTTACTCGCGAGGAAAAGTTGAATATCGTGAGAAGATAGATCAAAATGCTTTTGACGAGTGCGATATGAAAGATGTTGTCATGCTGTATGATCACGAGGGAAGGGTGCTGGCCCGAACATCCAACAACACGCTCACTTTGACTATTGATGATGTCGGATTAAAAGTGAGGGCAGATTTATCAGGTACACAATTAGGCAGAGACGTTTTTGCAGAAATCCGAGATGGATACGTGACAAAGATGTCTTTTTCTTTTACGATCGATGAAGAAAAAAACGAGCAGGCAACTACCTATGATTTAAGAACGATAACAAAGGTTAAACGGCTGCATGATGTTTCTGCCGTCAGTATACCCGCTTATGATGATACATCGATCAATGCCAGAAGCTTGGAAGAGGCAGAAAAAGCAGCCGCAAGCAAAGCAGAAAAAGAATTAAAAAGACGTAGATTGCTAATTAGACTTTCATAAAGGAGGAGACAATTATGAACCGATTAGAAGAAATCAATAACAGAAAAAAAGAATTAAGAAATTTAGCAAAGGAAGATAGCGCGGACTTGGATGCTATCGAAAAAGAATTGAATGATTTAGAAGCGGAAGAACGTACAATTCAAGATAAAGCTGAAAAAAGAGCAAAATTATTAGGCCGCATCGTTGAAGGCGAAGGTACACCAGTTGATGAATCACGTAAAGTAGAAAATGATTTAGAAAAACGTGGTGCTACAATTAAAGAAAAAAGAGCTGTCACATTAGTATCAAGCGGTGCGGTTTTAGAAAACAAATATTCAAGAGACATCCAAAACAGTTTTGATAAGATGTCTACTCTTGCGGATTTAGTGTTTTCAGAAGATTTAGAGGGCGGAGAATCATATACCATTCCATATGAAAAACCATCGACTAATGAAGCCGACTATACCGAAGAAGGAGCAGCGTATAGTGAAGGAGATAAAAAGTTCGGGTTTGTCGAAATCAAGAAAACCAAACTTACACAGTTGATCAAATTGACTGAGGAACTCTTGAAGCTGCCAAATGCTAAATATGCTGAACGAATTATTTCAGAAGTTCGTAAATCATTCAAACGCAAGTTAAATAATGAAATACTGAATGGTAATGGTGCCGCAGGACATATTACAGGAATTTTTAATTCTGATGTTTTATCAGAGAGTGATGATGTTGAGATTAGTACGATTAATGAAAATACTTTGGATGATATCATTTTTGCTTACGGAAGTGATGAAGAAGTCGAGACAGAGCAGGTGCTTATTTTAAATAAACAAGATGTAAGAGCTTTTAAATCCGTTAAAGATAAGCAGGGAAGACCTTATTATAAAGTTGAGATGAATGGCAATACTGGCTACATTGATACAGTACCATTCGTTATCAATTCCAAAGCAAAAGCATTATCTAAAGCATCTGCCGGTGATTTTACGATGGCTTACGGATCTCTTTCTGACTATGAGTTAACTAATTTCTCTGGCATTGATGTAAAAATGTCAGAAGACGAAGAATTCTCAAAAGGAATCAATGTATATCGTGGCAGCCTGTTTGTAGGTGGGAACGTAAGACGGCCGGGCGCTTTCGTCCGAGTTAAGAAAGCGGCTGCTGAATAGTTATGAATCAACTGATCGATGATGTAAGGAAAGCTCTCCCCCTTACATCAAAGTCATTTGATGACGAAATACAGAATTTGATTGATGCGGCGTGTTATGAATTAAATGATGTCGGCATAATCATCATTACAACCCCTAAAAACAGGCAGGAAGAGAAACGAGCTGCATTACAAAAAGCTTCAATCATAGCGTACGTAAAGGCACATTTTGGTGAGAATAAAGATTCAGAGAAATATATGAAGTCATTTGAAATCATGAAATTAAAGCTGAGGGATATTAAAAATGAAATATTGTGATTTATTTTTGATACAGCGAACGGCATCCGGAACAGATGCTATTGGCAATCAAATACATAGCGAGCAGAAATCACATGTGTTAGCCATAGAAAAGTCAATACAAAGCAATGAATTTTTCAAAGCTGCTACTAATGATTTGAAAGCTTTGAAGATGTTTGAAATCTATGTGGCTGATTACAATAAGCAGCGGCAAGTGGAGGATGAAGAAGGTAATCGTTTTGATGTGTATCGTACTTATATCAAAGATGGCAAAATAGAATTATATTGCTCAGAGGCAAAGAATGAGCAATATAATTGATATTGAAAATCTATCAGCGGCATTAATGCAGAGATTTAGCGAATATACGGATGATAGATGTGAAAAAGCTACGGAGATTACCAAGCAAACAGGTAAAGAGATGGTGAAGGCTGTCAAGGATGATTCGCCAGTTCTTACCGGTAAGTATCGTGATGGTTGGGTAGCTGAAGTTCAGCAAGGCAATGGTTACACAAAGATCATCGGTAAGAATAAGAAAAAGCCAAAACTTACACATTTGTTGCAGAACGGTCATGCTAAAGTTAATGGTGGCCGCGTTCCGGGAGTAGATCACGTTGATAAAAATGAAAATAAGTACAATGAATTGTTGTTAGAAAGGGTTGAGGACGTCTTTAAATGAAACCTGAAGAATTATTAAATGAATTAAAAGCAATCGGTATTCCGGTTGCTTTTTCGCATTTCAAAGAAAAGCAAAACGGTGATTATATTATCTATACGTTTAAACGTTCAGCAAGTGGCAGCGACCACACAAACGAACTAGAAGAATATGATTATCGAATTGAATTGTATACGGCGATCAAGAACGTTGAACTTGAAGATAAAGTCACAAGCTTTCTTGACGAACTAGGTACAGATTATGAGATTTATGAATCAGTATATATAGAGGATGAAGATGTGTTAATGACCGTCATTTCATTCTCTTTTTTAATACGAAAATAAAGGAGGAAAGTATGTCAGAAGTAAAGAAATATAACGATCCAATCGTTCTGGGCAGTGGCAGAATTTATGTAGATGTATATGATGGAACAACTATTCCGAATGTCACAGATATTGAAAAAGATGAAAAAGAATTAGGTAATATTTCTGGCGGCGCAACACTGGAAGCTGCAGAAACCTTTTATACCGCTAAAGATGATTTAGATAGGATAAGACGCAAAAAAATGACTGGGGATGAATATACCTTATCAACAGGTATCATGACAATCAATGCAAGTGTTCTTGAAAAAACTCTATCAACAGCGCAAGTGTCGGAAAATGCAGAACGCGGCACGAAAGAAATAAAATTAGGCGGTGTTTCGCACTACAAAGAACAACGATATATCTTCCTTTTTGTTAACGAAGATAAAGATGTTCGTATCATGCTTTTGGGATCTAATGAAGCCGGGCTGACGCTGCAATTTATGAAAGACAAGGAAACGGTAATTAATCAAAAAATTGTAGGCGAGCCTTTCCCTGATGGTCATAAAGCAATCATTGAACTAGGCATTCCGAAGGCGGCAGCGTAATGAAAAGCAGTATTGATTTCACTCAGATTCACAAGCAAACATATGAGATCGTTGAAAAAGGCGGTAAGAAAGTAAACATCTTACCGCCAACTATTTCTATGTTGGCTGATATTGAACTGTTAAGAAAAGAACAGCCATTAGATACGGTGGTTGAAATTTTTGGAAAGATATTAAGTCACAACCAACAGCACATAGCGTTTAATGGTAATTATGTACGTGATAATTACAGTATCATAGATATTAAAGCAGTAATCAATGAATACAACCTGTTTGCTGCCGAGGTGATGAGTGACCCAAACTAAAGCCCCCGGTCATGCCGAGCGATTCTGATGAGGATGATCCGGGGATTTATGCTGAAACAATTAATTTTTACTTGGTATCAAAGTATACAGGGTTGAATTTTAATGAAATAAGAGAATTGCAAATTGATGATTTTTTACAGTATCAGCGCGATGCCTTTATTATGAATAAGATGCAGTCACCTGGAGGTTTACAGTATTTGAAAGAGTACACTGCACTACATAACAAAAGAACGGATAAGAAAGCGTTAGAGAAATTAGTAGGAGGTGGAACAGATGGCTAAGAAATTGGAAGGACTGACCGTACAACTAGGTTTGGATACGGCGCCCATCACCTCTGCCTTATCTGGCTTAAACAAAGATTTCAATGACAGTCAAAAGGAATTAAGGGAAGTAAATCGATTATTAAAGTTCGATCCTTCAAATACGACTCTATTAGCTCAAAAACAAGAACTTTTAAGTGATTCGATTTCAGCTTGCAGTGATAAGCTGAAGATTTTAAAAGAGGTTGAAGCACAGGTACAAGAACAATTTGAAAAAGGTGATATTAAAGAAGAACAGTATCGCGAATTTCAGCGTGAAGTTGTAGCTACCGAAAACAAATTAAAATCTTTAAAAAGTCAAGTTGATACAACGAATAAAACATTAGCAGACATGGGATCAGTAGCAAAAGCAGCGGGCGAAAAGATGCAGTCAGCTGGTGATAAGTTACTACCAGTAACCGCCGCATTAACCGGCATCGCTGCCGCTGCTGTTACAGCGATGAACAACGTTGACGACGGCATTGATAGCATTGCAACGGCCACAGGAGCTACCGATGAAAAATTAAAAGCGATGACAGACATTTATTATGATGTCATTACTAAAATGCCGGTTGAGTTTGAGACTGCGGGCGCCGCCATCGGTGAGATCAATACACGATTTGGATACTTAGGAGATCAACTTGCCGATTGCACCGAGGACTTTTTGAAGTTTGCGAAAGTCAATAACATGGATGCTACTGAGTCCGTGCGTTTAGTATCCCGCGCAATGGGAGATGCCGGAATCGATGCGTCTGAATATAAACGTGTCTTAGACTTAATGACGAAAGCGGCGCAGGACAGTGGCATCAGTGTAAGCAAGCTTGCTGAGAGTGTTACGTCGTTTGGCGCACCAATGCGAGCACTGGGCTTTGATATGGATGAATCTATTGCCTTGTTTGCTTCATGGGAAAAGGCGGGAGTGAATGCAGAAACCGCATTCTCAGGATTGAAAAAATCAATCAGTACATGGGCGTCCGAAGGCAAAGACGCGCGTGAAGAATTTAAGAAGACCCTTGACGAGATAAAAGCTACACCGGACATTGCGGAAGCAACCACAAAAGCAATCGAAGTGTTTGGTACAAAAGCAGGACCCGATCTCGCAGATGCTATCAAAGGCGGTAGATTTGAATACGAGGAATTTTTAAATACATTGCAAGGCTCAACCGATGTGGTAGACAGTACATACGGTGCGATCGTTGATGATGTAGACGCTACGCAAGTGGCAATACAAACGGCGCAAGTAGCCCTACATGACATCGGCGAAACGATCATGGTCACAGTCGGGCCAATACTGAAAGATTTATCCAATGGTTTAAGAGATGTGACACAACACTTTAATGCTCTTGACGACGGCACCAAAAAAGCCATTATCACAGCTGGCGGTATGGCAATTGCTGCAGGTCCTGTATTAAAGGCTACTGGCGGTATTACTACCGGTATTGGCAATATTATGACTGGGTTATCAAAATTGAAGCCTTTGATCAAAAGCACAGAAGCAGTATCGACAGCTGCCGGTGTTGCTAGTGCTTCTGCCGCTGCCTTACCGATGGCTCCATTATTGGCAACGGTTGGCGCTATCACTGCGGTCACGGCTGGTATCAGCTTGCTGATCATTGCCGTACAAGACCAGAAATCGGAAGAACGCGAGCTGATAGATACGGTAAATGAAGAAGCTGAAGCGTGGCAGAATCTCAAAGAGACGCAGGAACAGCGAATCGAAAAAGGTTTAGAAGAACTGTCTTATACAGAAACGATGATTGCAAAGCTTGAAGAAATGACGGACAGTGAAGGCAACCTTACCGGTAGCCGTGAACAAGCATTGTTTTATATAGAAGAAATCAATAAAGTCATGCCTGATGCGATCAAACTCAATGAAGATAACACTATATCTATCAACGAGGGAAAACAAGCACTTGATGATTTGATTAAATCTAAGCAAGCACAGATTTATCTAGAAGCAATGGAACCTGCATATAAAGAAGCCATCGTAAATTATCAGAAAAAAATCATCGAACAAGGAAAATTGGCTGCACAAATCAATGAGCTGGAAACGGAAACGCTGCGCTTGAAGGCACAAGCTGAAGAAGATGGCACAGAAAAAAGTGCTATTGCATATGGTAATAAGATGGGCCTTTTAGCTGAGATGAAAAGTGCTCTTGAAGAAAACACGAATACAACCGTTGATATGTATAAAACAATTCAGGATTATGAGGGAATGACGTTAGCTGTACAGTCGGGCAATTATGATGAACTTAAAAAATTAATTGATGATTATAATCAAGCGCAGCTGCATGGTGCTGAATTGGCTAATCAGAATGCATTAGAACAAGCTCAAACGCGTTATGATGATGCTGTCGCAGCTTATGAAGGATTGATTTCTTTAGCTGAAGAAAAAGGTATGGAAATTACTGATGCTGAGATTGATGCAGCTAAAAAAGCAGTCAATGATGCCCAGAGTGAGTTAAACTCGATAGGCAATAATATGATGACTGGTATTGCTACCGGGGTAGCTGCCGGCACATCTTTTGCGGTCGGAGCCGTGTCAACAGTCATGAATCGTATGATCGAGGAAGCACGCAGAAAGGCGGCGGAATTGGATGCGGCGATGAATGGTGACGAATATGACGGAAGCCATCGAAATGGCCTAAATTATGTGCCGTTTGATGGATACCGCGCTATTTTGCACGAAGGTGAAAAAGTTTTGACAAAGAGCGAAGCGGCAGCTGAACGCAATGAAGACAGTAAGACTGAAATAAATGTAACGCAAAATATATACGCAAAATCTGTTAATCCATCTGCGCAGCAGCGAGAAGCAGCTAGGGCATTAAAAAAGATGGCGCTGGAGGTGAATTAGTTAGTGCTATACGATGAAAAATTGATCTATACGAATGAACAAGGAGTAAGCGTTGAAATGTCATGGTTTGCTATGCTGAATGTTGTTAATTATGATGATAGCTTGCCGGTAAACTACTACACAAACAAAAATGCGGGCCAGGATGGCGAAACGCTATCCTCTCAGTCCTTTGATGTACGCAGTTTAACGATTGATTGTGTTTATCAGGTACAAGATGATATAGGCTCGTATGAGCGTAATTTAAAGCGTATCTTTAACCCAAGATTAAAGGGTACAGTGAAGCATATTGGCAAAGATTTCGAAAGAGAGATCAGTGTTAAATTAAATGAGATACCTACTATCAAACATTCAGACGGAAAGGGTACATTGATGCTTGATTTTGTGGCGCATGCACCTTTTTGGCAGGATGTACCGCGCACTGAATATCTGGCTTTTGTTGAGGCAACTTTATCTTTTCCAATCACTTTTATTGGTGGCATGAGTTTTGGGTTACGTCGTAACTCACTGGTCAGTAACATTGACAACATCGGTGATGTTGACTGTGGATTTAAAGTAACCTTTAAGGCATCTGGCGGTACCGTCAGCAACCCTTATATCAAAAAGGGTGATAAGTATATCCGCCTTAACTATGAGATGGCAAAAGGTGACTTAATCACTGTTGACATGCTTGGGCAATCACCGGTTATTTATCTAAACGAGCAAAAAGACAGCACTATATTAAAACGTAAGGAAACCGAGTTTTATAACCTTGATGTTGGATTAAATGAAGTTGAATACAATGCAGAAAGGAACGTTACGAACCTTGATGTAATCGTAACGTACAGACCACTTTACTTATGATGTACTTATATAGAAATTTTAAGCTTGTGGAGATTATTGCGGCTTATTTGTCGCTTGAATATGTACTGAAGCATCGCGGTGCCGGCACATTCACGTTAACGCTTAATGATGGTGATGTGGCAAGGTCTTTTTTTCAAAATGACATTTTAATGATTGATGATGATGCTTTCATTGTTGAAAATATTCATGTATTTAGCGATGATGGCGCTAACACCTACGAGATATCAGGATTGCATATAAATTCATTATTAAGCAGGCGTGTAATTAGTTCCTTTACCTTTGATGTTAATGAAACTTATGAAATGCAGATTGAAAAGCTGCTTAACGAAAACTTTATAACCCCTTCTGATACAGACAGAAAAATAGATGGTTTTGTATTTAGCACACAAGGCATAGAAACAGCCCCAACAGTAGAATATACATTGGAGAACCTGGAAGTAGCTGAGGCGGTCAATACGGCTTTATCAAGGGCAGAACTAGGCTACACCATTGATTATTTTCCAGAAGATGAGCATTACAGCTTTAGGCTGATGCAAGGTGCCGATAAAACCGATGATGTTATTTTTAGTGATAAAAACAACAACATCGCCAACAAAGATGTTTATCAACAGCAGCAGGATTGTAAGAACGTAGGGTACCTCAATAATGAGGGCGTGCTAACAAGTAAAGGCGCTGCTGCCGGCATTAATCGACGTGAGTTTATCCTTGATGGATCAGAAGAAACCGCGCTTGATGAGCAGCTTGCAGACAGCAAACCGTTAATAAGCGCAGAGTTTGAGGTTATTGACAACGAACTGTATCAGTATGGACGTGACTATAAGTTAGGTGACATAGTTACGTTTGAAGACTACGATAGTAACTTGACGGCACAGCGACCTTTGCTTGAGGTTGCTTTTTATTGTACGGATACAATTACTCGGACAACAACGTTCGGCGATTCTATTCCTACGATTTTTGATAAACTGAAGAAAGGAAGGTGATGATATGGAAAAATATTTTCCGTTTGACGGGCAATTAGTAGAAGGAAAGTCAGACAGAACTTACTATTCTGATGACTTTGCTAATTATTTTAAACCACTCATAAGCAATGGCATATTTGCTGGTCAAGGCGATGGGCTTATGGTGCTGTCACTTGATGATAATATGTTTATATCTATTGCTGAAGGTTATTCGTACATCGAAGGTAGAGGGTATCAAAATGACAACAAAGATGGCATTAAAAAGATGCGTGTTGCCAACTCTGACATAGCACAAGATCGCATTGATATTGTAGTCAATCGGCTAAATAAGATTACGCGCATGATAACTACTATCATCATACAAGGTGAGTTATCAGACACGCCGACACCGCCTGAAATCGTGCGTAACGATGATTACTATGACTTAAAATTGGCAGAGATTTACGTGCGTTCAGGGGTTGATAAAATCCAGCAAGCAGATATTACAGACACTAGGTTTGATGACGCGGTATGTGGCTGGGTAACAGGGTTAATTGAGAGTATCGATGCGACCGCTTTTTTCAAGCAGTATCAGATTGCGTATGACGCATTTGTGCAGCAAACATATGCTCGTGCTGAGGATCTATTTAATGATATTCGTAACTTGCTTGATACAGATCAAGCTACTTACTTATTGGGATTAATCAATGAATTAAAAACATATCCCAAAATTGAACCCTATGTTTTAAAAGCTGAAAAGTGGCTCGAAACAGAAAATGGATATGCTTATACTATTTACGACAGCAGATATTCATTTCAGGGTGCATATTGGGAGTTGATTGCAGAACCAGACATGGACAAAGCTGAACAGAAATTGCTTACAAACGCAAGAATTTCAAGCATTGACGACAAACAAGATGGAAAGATAGTCATTAAAGCTTCAGGTATTAAACCAATAGATGATATTCATATTAGCATAAAGATTGAGAGGTTAAATTATGTTGCAGGGTAAAAATGTATTTGATTTTGAATCAGCTGGATATCCTGGAGATGTCGTTATGAGCTGCGAAGACTTAACGATTGAACATCCTGAATATTTAAAAATTGATGGTGCAACTCTTAAAAGAAGTGATTATCCATCCATTGAAAAAAAGTTTACCAGTCTGTATGTAAAACCAACATACGGAGCAATACGCCTGTGTGAATTAGCGGTCGATCATTACAGTACAGATTATAAAAGTTCGTTGGTAGTTGCTAGTTATAAAAACGATTTAGCTATTATAGGTATAAAGCGAAATGCTAGTTATAATTCTGATATCACTACATATATATCGCATGATGGAGGCTTAACTTTTGAAACTAACACATGTAAAAAGGTAAGTACACAATATGATTATTATGGTAAAACACCGGTTATTATGGGAGATTGCATAATCGTTTTCCATACAAGTACAACAACTTATAACAGCAGCGGTTATGTAGGATACATATGTTCTACTGATGGAGGAAAGACTTGGTCATCCAATAGCATTGATCATCCTAAAAATACTTCATACAGCAAGATGACACTGAAGGCTTTTTCATTCGGTGGTCGATTTATGTTGTATTTTAATTGTGGAACACCTACTTTATTAACAAAAGACCCTACAAACACAGAGCAAAGCATGCGAAACTGGGATGAAATAGATATAAGCAACTTAGCTAACACTTCAGTTATCTCAGAAATTAAGAATGGTAATAAGTTTATGATTGGCGGCATGTTTAATGGAATGTATAGAATATTAAATGATGATTATACCTATGTTGATGGTAACGAAATCGGTTTAACTAGCAGTCATTTTAGTCAAGATAAAATTTTTTATAATGACAATACGCAGGAATACGTTTGTATTAAGACTTCAGGAACTCAAACTGAAAGCTATGTTAGTAAAAGTAAAGATTTGTTTAATTGGACAGAAGAAATTATGGAAGCACCAAAAGTTGGAACTGAAAGTTCGGACTATGGATATTACTTCGATATAATTCATGGTTCACATTTGTTCCAGAATACTAAACAAGGAGGTAGTGTGCTATGTCGTGATTTTAATAATTATTCCAAAGTAGGAGCGGTTGGATCAGGTGGTTCATTTAATTTTGGCATATATTATGAGCCCGAAACAAATCTGCCATATTTTATTTATTTAGATTCTGCGTCGAATGATACGAAAATTGAGTACAGAGTTAACAAAATATATCTTTATGATGTTGAACAGTATTTCACACTTCCTTCATGTAAAAAAATTGATTCTATAATCGGAGGCGGCAGTTATACAGAAGCCCAATATCCATTCATCCGCACAGAATAGGAGGAAACATGATCTATATATCAGAAGTAAACGGAATTGCAATGTTTACGGCATATCAACCGAATGGTGATTATTTTATGATCGATCGATATCCGGATTGCCCGTATCAGCATGATTCAAACCATATTGTAACGTGGAAGTGTGACATAAAAAATAAAAAATTATGGTATGAGGTCGAAGATATTCAGCAGCCAACGCAACTTGACCGAATAGAAGAAATGGTGATCGAAACGAATATTGAAGTGCAGTATTTGTCAGCCTTGCAGGAGCTTGGCGTATAATAGGAAAGGAGAAAATATCACAGAATGATTAAAAATAGTTTGAATATTTCGGGGGGGGGGGGGTATAATAGTACATCATTAATTAGTGATTTTGTATCCCCGTGGTATCTATTGGCACAAGCTGGCAATCTGCGTCCATTTAAAGATCTGGAAAACGAGAATGTTGTTGAACCATATTTCACAGGTTTATATACTTGTGTCTATACAAAAAATTATTTTGTATTTTTACAGCAAGCAAGTGACGATGTATATATTTACATCGAAATATATAAGCTTGAAACATGGGAAACCGTATTAAAAAGGAAAATGTTTACTGAATACTCAAACAAATCGGTATTAGGAAGTTGCGTTGCCTTAAACATGACGTATGAGGATGATATTTATTTGATTGCTAGTGATTTTTCGTCGATCTTGAATATAAGGATTGATGAGACTCAAGCAAACAAATATGTATTTAATCTGATTACGCTGCCAAGAAAAATGACTGATTATGTGTCGATTTGTACGCTTGGTAATACTGCGTATATGTTTGGATTTAGGACAGACGGAGGTACATCATCAAGCGCAAACACTACCTACACAAGCGTTATTAAATTTGATGCTCAGTCAAAAGCTGTTACAGTATTAGGCGTAAATACAAGCGACATGGGTTTCAATGTAGGTGGCCAAAATTCAAGTAATGCGCAAACATCGTCCGGGGTTTACGGATGTTTCCCTTATGGTGATAACGAAATCATGATTTTTGGTAAGCACGCAGACACCGAATTAAAGACGACGCGCATGGTCTTATATAATACCTTAACAGGTGAAAACAAAAATGTTACTGACGATCCTGAATATACTTATCTAAAAAAATTAAACACATTCAGCACTTTATTCGGTAGTTCGACAAGCAATATTAAAAGCGCAAGAAATCCTGTATCTGCAAATGGTTTGATTTTATATTTAACTTCAAACTCTATAACAATTCCAACAGGTAGCGGTAATTCAAACAATAACAACTGGTATTTGGATAATAAAAATTCCGCCCATATTACCTTGCGATTACATATTGTCGTTGATACTAAAGATAAAAAATTGTTTAGTACATGGATTCCGGATATGACACCGTCTTCTGTGTACATAAGTGGCTCTTACAGCAGCGGCAGATATGGACTTTCTTACAAATGGTTAAGTGCTGATGGATCATTTAGACAGGTGCCTTCAGGAGCTAATACAACCGGTATTGATATTCGGCGAGCGCTTGTATATGATTTAAATCGTAAATCAATCAAGGCGTTTTCGATGGATACAACTGATACAAAGTTGAGGTCTGTTGGTGCAATGATGATAGACTTTGTGGTGGTTGTAAAAAAAGGAGTACAGGTTAAACCATTTTCCGAGATACCGTCACCAATGCAAGTAAGGTTTCTTAGAACTTCTAACTTATCTATTATTGATTATGAGCCAGACGCGGAAGGTTATTACGATGTACAAGAAGAATGCTATTTATATATGGCAATCGAAAATGACAGGGTCATTAAGCCGTCAACATATCCTCTAGATGGGTATCCATATATTGATGAGCAGCCATTTAAAATTTTGGTACGATAAGGAGGTACTTGAAATGTTAGAAAAATTAGATGGCTATGATGTAACGGCGGCCGAGTTGGCTGTTTTTCTTGCTGACTTGACAATTCCTGATTTTAACGTAGACGTGCTAAAGAACGGAGATTTATACGAAGTGTACTGCAACGGTACGCTTTTATATTTTTCAGAATTAGAAATTTACATTGATGAAGAGCGGCAACGGCTTGAGGATAACTGGCTAATTGAGCAGGCACAGATCCATTTTGCAGATAAAAAGATTGTGCCGGTAAAACAACCGGAACGCTTACCAGAATTAACAGATGGGGAGTTATTAAGACAAACCTATGAATTGATTTTAGAATCGAATATCAACAGCGAATATATCGCAAGCCTCATTGAATTAGGAATATAAAGAAAGGAAAATAGAAAAAATGACAACGTATGAATTATTGGAAAGAACAATTAATAATAAAAAAGCATCTGGAACGTTAACAGCGGTTTACATCGCAAGCACTAAGAAAAAGATGGATGTGTTTTTGGTGGCTGACCGTTTATCTGAAGACGAATATAACGCATTGCTGCAACTGATGGAGTAACCTAATGCCATTGCACTATGTACCGGGTAAAAAAATTCAGACAAGTAAGTTAATTACTTGCTTCCTTCTTTCGATTTGGACAGTTACATGGATTTATGGACTGATCCAAACAGAAAAAGACATAAATATGTTACCGTCGCTTTATGAGTATGTGCAGGGCTGCTTGGTAGCCGTTTTGCCATATTTCTTTTTATCAGCAACGGATCGAATGGTATACATCGCACAAGCAAAATATGGAGGTAAAAATGATGGAATATCTAATTAATAATTGGTTTATGTTTGTAGCACTCTTAGCAGTGCTTTTTATTTGCTTTTTAGCTATCAGAAAGTGGCTAGGTAAGCCATCCGCCGAACAGATAGCCAACGTTAAGGAATGGCTGTTATTGGCGGTCACAGAGGCAGAGAAACAACTAGGAGGCGGCACAGGGCAGCTTAAACTAAGATTTGTTTATGATTGGGCCGTTGAGCGATTCTCATGGGTTTCCGTGATTCCATTTGACACATTCGCTGGCTGGGTAGACGAAGCACTGGCCGAAATGAAAAAGCAACTTGAAGTTAACAATGCAGTGAAAGCGTATGTAGAGGGTGAATAAACAATGAAAGATTTTTTAATGACAACGTACACGATTGTGCTACCGGTCCTGATGGGGTATATCGTATGGCTCTTAAAAGAACAAAAAAGGACTAGAGACGCTAATAGCGCTGGCACCCTATGCCTTTTGAGAGACAAGTTGATGTACTACCACGACAAATACGTCGAAAAAAAATCTATCCCACCGTATGCGTTTGAGAATTGGGAAAAGATGTATAAGGCTTATAAAGACTTGGGCGGCAATGGTATGATCGTCGGTATGGATACTGAGATTAGAAAATTACCGATTGAATATTAGGAGGGAAAATGAAGACATCAAAAGATTTAGTTGAATATGTAAAAAAGAAAGCCGCTGAACCTAAGACTATCTATGTCTTGGGTTCTTTCGGCCAAATTTTAACAACAGCATTTTTAAATCAAAAATGCCGGCAACTTGCTTGGAACGAGCAGAACAGGCATATTCTTCAGCAATATGTTGATCAGGGCTATCAGGCATTTGACTGCTGCGGACTTATCAAGGCTTTCTTATGGGATGATAATCCTGCAAAGTACAATGTCGCAGAGGATGAAAACGAGGCTACTATGCTTGCTAGGGCAAAGGTTAAGGGTAAGATTGAAACTATGCGTGAACGTGCCGGCATCCTTGTTTTCATGCCAGGACACGTTGGTGTATATATCGGTGCCGGCGAGGTAGTCGAATGTACGCCGTCTGAAGCACTAGGCGGATGGGGTGTACTAACCACTAAGCTACATGGCCGGGGCTGGACGGATTGGGCGGAATATGCCCGCATCAGCTACGATAAGCCGGCTGGCTGGCAGCAAGTTGAAGGCTGCTGGTTTTACTATTTAGATGGCGCAATGCTTAAGGGCTGGCGCTGGCTGCCTGTGTCAAACGGCTCTGATGTTTGGGGTTGGTTTTATTTCAACCCTGCTAACGGCATCATGCAGGCAAATAAATGGGTACGCTTCACAGATGGAAAAGAATATGAATTAGGAAAGAATGGTAAATGGACTGGCAATCATAAATAATTAAAGGCTTACTCTCAATTAAGAGGGTAAGCCGTTTTTTTATTCTGCTTCAACTATGTTATCTTCAATCATGATATCGATTTCTTTATCATTCATTTCTTCAATTTCTTCAACATTATTGTAAATGTTTACAATGTAAATGGCATTATCATTATAATCGTATCCAACAGCATATTCTCCATCAGATTTAGCGATTCTAACGTTTTCCATTTTTTCCATGCGATACAATACTCTTTCCATTGCTTCATCTATACGTTTGTTTGTCATTTTCTTTCCTCCTGTGTCATTGCACTTGTTTCTGATTTTCATTCTTTATTATCTGGTGATATAGGGCGTTGCATAAGTACATTTATTATGCGCTCACAGGCGTTTGAACCTAATCTGCGATCTTCTCCTGCCATAAAAGCGTAGTAGTTGGATGAACTTATTTCCATATCACGCAGCAACTCTTTCATGGCCACATATGCCGATAATCTTTTTAATTCATTACGATATTCTTCTTTGGTCATTTTTTTACCTCATACTTTTTAGTGTTATTATATTAATGACGATAGCTAGTAAAGCAATAATACTGGTGGCAACACCAAGCGCGGATGATCGATTAGCTGAAGCCAAAATGATGATACATACAATTGTTGTGATAATAATAATGTTTTTGTTTGTTTTCATAGCGTTCATTTATGGTATAATATAAATACCCCCCAAGAGGGGTAAGAGGAATTACTTCCTCTTCTTACGCTTTTTGCGTTTTTTCTTTTCCTTGTTTGATTTATAACTTAATATTGCTGTGGCCAAACAGATGATTGAAGTTACAATATCAAGCAAGGTTTTTATATTATCCATTGCCTTTCCTCCTTTACATTTATATTATACACCCAAAAGGGTGTACTGTCAACTGTAAATAGGCATTTTTTCACATTGACATAAAGTTTTTTAAACATATAATTAAAACAGGTGATTTTATGAACGAAACAATGGTATTAATAAAAGGGTTATCTGATTTATTAGGAATAAAAGCGCCAACTGTAAGTTATGATGAAAGCAAGTTTCTCACTAAGACACAACTTGCAGGCGTTGATTTGGATAAAAATATACTATATATAAAAGCAAAATATGATGTTAAATTTGATGGATATTTCGCCATTTGTCACGAACTAAGACATATTTGGCAATATAAAAATGTGTTATGGCAAAAGGAACTCAACACTAGAAGAAGAAACGATCAAACAGATATTGAATATTATAATAACCAAATATCAGAGTTAGATGCCAACGCTTTTGCAACTTTCTTTATGATGTACCAATTTAGAGTCAAGCCGTTGTTTAAAAATCTTGATCCAAAAACAAAAGAAAAAATTTTAAAACGTGCAAAAGAAATCGAAACAGAATATAAAAAAAGAGGCTCACTCTCTTAATTGAGAGCGAGCCATATTTATTTGTCTTTTGCTGGCGGAATGAACTCTAGTATGTCACTGATTTGACAGTCAAGGACTGTGCATAATCTAGCCAAGACATCTGCATCAAACCTTGTCACATTATTATCTAAATACGCTTTTAGTTGTGAGCGTTGCATCTGAGCAGCAAATGCAAGCTGCCGGTTACTGATACCTCTTGCATCTACAATGTCTTTTAGTTTAATCTTAATTGATCCATATTGTACATTAAAAAAGTCATCCATAACCGCAACCTCCATTTGATTAAGTAAATTGTACTATTAGTATGGTTGACAAAATAGAGATAATAAGCGAGTATTAATAGTAAGAATAACTAATTACTCATGGAGGGACTTATGCAGTATTTTAAAGATTTATCTAAAGAGGGCAAGTTTGAGCGATTAACGCAGGTAATGAATATGGTGGATGTACCCGATGATTTTAATTATCTATATGAATATTATAAATGCTATGATCAAAACGAACTATTTCTATACGATATGCGCGAAATGCTGCTCTGCAGCTGGCGTTGGGTTAATTTGCCGGCACAGGTTAAGTTTTTACTCTTATAGCTTTCGATAAATAAAAAAGGCTCACTCTCTTAATTAGAGTAAGCCGTTTTTTGTTGATTTTAAATAAGTTGGTAAACCACTGTTTTAAAAATCTGTCATACCAAAAAGGCGATAAAGATCAATCATTTCTTGGTCATAATCATCAATATCCTCTTCACGCAAGAAATCATTGCCGTATCCATGCTGACCAAGCCACTGATTTCCTTCGTACTTGTTAAGAGCATCAGCAGCAGCTTGTGCGTCTTCTTTATTGTCCCAATAATAAAATGCGCAGATTCCATCGTTCGTTATATATGCACCATACCCTTCGTCGTACTGCCCAATCGTATAGCGCTCATCTTGTTTTATTACTTTATAATTTTTCATGTTTTTCTCCTTTTTGTTTTCGATCGTAGGCATCTTGTTTCACATCCTTATTTAACATCTCTAAAAACAGAGCATAGCTAAATAGTACCTTTGTGTACATGGATGGTTCTCTCTCTTTGCTTTCCCATTTTTCATACGTTCTCTTGCTTATTCCATATTTGATTTCTAAATTTGATACTGATAATCCTGTTAATTTTCTTAGTTCGGAAAAGTTCATGTTTGCTATTCGAAACGTAGTTGATAATATATCTAGTATTTGATTGTCTGTATAATCTTTCATCCACCATTCTTGATACCAAAGTTCAGCAATGTATAGTTCTGCATCATTGTGATCCAATGCTTCTTTATATAATGATAGGAAAGTTGAATAAGGAACATAAAGCATTTTAGTTCACCCCTAACTGAAGTGCTTCTTCAACAGCCTTACGACCTGCTAACTTGATTGCTTCAGTTTTAGTCATAAGTTCTCTTTCACGAAAATCGTATTCTTCAGTTCTAAGCCATCTTTGCGCTTTTTCATTATCATTAAATACATATACAACATGTTTCCAAGCGCCAAACCCATACTTACTGCTGACACCATAAATGTTTCTTTTCATGAGATTTCCTCCTATCTCTTTACACCTATATTATATACCCTTATGGGGTATAATTCAACATAATATTTATTGTTTTCTTAAATAATTGCAAGGTAGAAAACATAAATTTAATACTGAAACACTTGCAAAATATATTTAATATGATATTATTTGGATAGAGATTAAGTCTCCGCCGAAGTTGGAAGGCTTTGTGGATTGAAATAATTACTTTGTTAAAGAATTATTTTAGTATAAAAAGACATCAGAAATGATGTTTTTTTATGTTCTAAAATTATATCATTTGTGGTATTCGACATTTAATTATTGATTACAATGCTATACTAAATAAAAAGGGTGGGATACTATGAATAAGGATATTTTTGATTTTTTGGAAATATGTGAATTGGAATTGGTAAATCAACTTTGCAAAAATTGCAAAGAATTAACACTAGAGCAAATCGAATGTATCGCTGAAGAATATAGAAACGAAGTAGATAAACAACTAAAAGAAAGAGGTATGATAGTTTGATAACATTCATAGACTTTATGGATAAGCAAAAGTTGTATTATAATAAGACTCTGTTTTCATCAGATCAAATGTATCGCTGCAAGATCATTAATCAGCATTTAAGAAAATTTAAAGTATATTGCAACAGATATCCTCAAATGCCAAATGATATAAAAAGATATGAGGATGAAGTATGGGAATATGAATATAAGAATGGTATAAAGAAGAGCTGAATACTCATTTATGCTGGAAGATTAATTGTTATCACATAAAATTATCGTTAAATCTGTTTTGGATGCGTGATTTCAAATTTACATAAAATACCAATTTTATATTTCATACAAAGTATTTTATGTTTATTGCTATCTTTGATAATGAAAAAGTTCTTATCTAATTATAATATAGCTTATGGTTACGAGGTAATTGTATATTTAACGCTATATTCTTAATTATAAAAATGGTAAATTATGTAAATAAAAAATGTATCAAATGTGTTACAATTGATATGTAAAAGGTTATTATGAGATTAAAGTTGGGTGCTTAAAAGAACGAGATTTCATTAGTCTCGTTTTTTCTTTCCCCATTGTAAATAATCGCTCCTTTTGTAAACCCTTTTTATTTGCAACATTGAATACGCACTTGTCCTGATTGTTACGATCATCGCTACGGGAATGATTGCATTTGCTGGAACATTCCGCAATACGATGCAGGATACAATTACGGAGCAATGGGATAATATGACCGGTATCTATGAAACAGGAGATTAACGATGAAAGGCGCCTTTGAATTTGGATTTATCATGTTATTTTCCTTGCCGATGATTGTCTTTGGTATAGGCTTTGTGGAAATTATGATGAACTACAACCAAGCCCGCTATCTGCAGAATTATACGATAATGCAGATTGAACATCAGAATCGCTTAGATGATTCTGTATACGCGCTGATTGAAGAGGGCAAGCGGTATTGTGATCAATGCGATGTGCGGATCATAAATATCAATGAGCGCTATCGGGTAACCGTCACTTTTCCCATTCGTTTGCCGATTATCAATTATGAAGCAAAGGGAATGACATCTACTTTAACACAAATTATAAAATGAGAGGGGACACCCTCTCATTTTGATTCAATACACCTTGAGGAAGGCACATGGTTCCTGATATAAGCGAAGATTTTCATAGTATCATCCATCGTTAATACAGGACTGATATGAAGTATGTCATAGCCTTGCAGAGAAGCTTCTCTTGAAGTGGCTAATATTAAATCAATCTGATCATGATTCGTTGCTGCCGCTGCTCTGTAAAGCGGATAAATACCCGATATCGTTAAAAGCTGTCCAAAATATAAATTTAATTCAGTTTTTAACAGTTCAGTCAAGCTGGTACTGAGATCAGTCAAAATAATTATATTTAATTTTTTTATATTACCGTCAAGGATAACTGACAGCCGGGCGGTTAATGAGTTTAATTCATTTTCTGTAAGCAGTTTGTCAGTGTATTTTTTGATAATTGGATTCATCAAGGAAGCAACCTGATAAGCAAAGGGATGAGTTAATTTCAAATTGATCAAGTCATTAAATTCAGAATGGGTAACCGTTGTATGATAATAAATCATCGCCGATAAATGCTCAGTTAATGGCTGCTGCTGATGCAGCTGTAAACCAAAGCTTAAAAGAGCGGCTTCATAAAACTCATCAATAATTTTATTTGTCAGCACATCGATTGCTTCTTCGTTTGTATTTATTGCATTATATCTTCTTTTTTTAGCAACCAGTTGATTTAGATATTGCTTATCATATTCGGAAAATTTTAATTTTAAGAGTCTTTCAATATCATCAAAAGGCAGATCGATGCTTGCTGAAGAATCCACGGCTGCTTCAATGTTTTTTTGCTGAATCCTGTTTCGATATGCGCTGATCAATAATTCATTGGTTATAATCATGAGACTCTTATTGGTCAGCATGATTTTTATTTGCGTCAAATAGGACATGAGAATCTGGTAAAGCGTTTCAAAATTATGCAGCTCATCATAATTCTCAACAATATACCGATTAATATAAGTGCCTTCCAATTCATAAAAAAGGAGAATGATTGAAGAATATAAGTTTCTTTTAGCATATTCAGAACCAAGAATCTGCAATCCTTTCTTTGCTGATATCGATAGCTGCAACCCTTTTGATGCCATAACAATTTCTTCTATATGCTTAATAGTATTTGAAATGGTCGTCTTTGAAACAAAGAATAAATCAGCCAATAAACCCATACTCGTATATTCGTAATCATGCTCTAAAAGATAAAAACAAATCGCAATTTCTCTTTGATTCTGATTGGCAGGAATCAAATCATTCTTTGATTCTTTAATATAATTAATAAATGCTGTCTTATCATTCTCTTCAATCCAATAGCCCTTGCTTGGGTTTGAGTAAATCTGTAAATTTTCTTGATGAAAAAATGTATTGATCGTTGCAATATCCTGCCGCAGAGTTCTGGTAGTTGTATTGATGCGCTGAGAAATCTCTGAACCATGCAGCGGTTTTGAATGACTTAACAAGAGCTGAATAAGGCTTTTTTGACGCTGATTAATTTGCAT